TGAGGAAGAAATAACAGTTTCTATTTCATTATCATCAAAAGCGATTAGAAATCTACTTGTTTGAGGGTTTGGATTTGAATATGCGAAAGTTGTCAGAGTAGCCTCAATAATAGGATCTAGCCCTGTGTTCATTGAAGGGAACAATGAATATAATGTTGTGTCTTTGCTTGGAAATAGTTTATATACTGCCATTTTATAAGTTTACTACTCTACCTTGAATGTCTTGATTTGGATATTTTACTTCAAATATAGAAGGATCTAATGAAGGATAAATCACATTGTTAATTGTTGCTGCTGAAATACTGTAAGCATAAGGTGAGTATCCTAAACTTTCTCCTACTAAATTAGTTATATTTATTGTTTTAACTGTTTGAACACCTTCTACTCTATCAAGTAATACATAAAGATCTCTTAATACAATAGGTTCATTAATTTGCCATTTACTAATTGCAAAATAATCTTTTAATGCTGCTATACAATCAAATAATACTTGGTTACTATTATAGTTAGGTAATACAATAATATCAAAATTAACTCCAATATTAATTATAAAACCATCTTTAATATTAACAGTATCATTTACCATTCTATATTGCGATAAATAAGTTGTAATGTTTTGTTTTAACGCAGGTGATGCTGTAGTTAATTGGTTGTTTATATTATAAGTTAAAACGTATAAATCTAATATAGAATTGGATTGACCAGCAGATATTGATTGTGCTTTAGTTGGTTCTATATACGCTTTAGATACAACACCGTATTTAGCAGGCATTGATAATGTTCTTACCAAATAATCATCTTGTGTTACGTTACGTAATTGAGTTGCAAAATTAGCAGAAGCATTTTGTCTAATATCTTCAATTGTATCTCCATCACCACCACCACTAGCTGCTTCAGGATTAGTAACTGCTAATGAATTAAATATAGATTGAGCAGTTACAGCATTTAAGTTTGAATTTAAAAACTGAGTTCTTCCTTGTAAAGTTGTTAAACTATTAGCGGGAACATTTGAGGTAACTCCTCCACCTACTAAATATCTAACAGTTAAAGTAGTATTAGAAGGAGCAATACCATATGTTTTTGTAAAAATAAAGTTTGAAGGAGCATAGGCTGTTGTTAACTTCATTTGTTCAAAAGGTAAACCTAAACCAACATTATCTGGGTTAGGGATGATTTCTTCGTCTGTATTTGCTGCTGTACCAGCACCAAATTGTAATTGTAAAGTAGTAGCACTTAAAAAACGAGAAGCAAATCTTCTTTGTACTTGTTTTAATTGTAATAAATAAGGTGTGTCTCCACTATATTGAGATAAATAAGGATCGTTTATATTTGTATTTTTTATAGAATCATAAACAGCATCTTGAGCTAAGTAATCTACTTCATACCATGTATTTCCATCAGTATCAGTTACATCTAAAATACCTACAATTCTAGGAGAATTTATTGTTACGGTTGCAAACTGTTGAGGGACTCCAAAACTAAAGGTTGTAGTATTAATCTGAGAAGAGATTGATTTTCTTGTCTTTTTTAATAAATAATATGTTGGATTACCACCTGAAGTAGAGTAAATAGTTACTTCTGTTGGATCACCTGAACTTGAAACTGAAAAATCTACTGGGTCTTCAATTAGGAAAGATACACCAGGGTTAGTAGGTGAATTAACTTGTGCATTTTGATTTACAAATAAAGCATAACTAAAATCAGGAACATAAGTTGAACCAGATAAAGTAGCAGGTACTTGTTGATAAAAATCAATATTTGTAGTAGCTACAGAAGTTACATTTGGTCTATAACCAAACATATAAGCTAATTCATATAAATTATTTGTTTGACGAGCATATTGTAAATATGTTTCTTGGATTTGGTTATCCATGTAAAATGATAAAACATCACCTACATAGGCTGCCATTTCCATAAACATCATTCCTGGTGATGCTTCTGAGAAGTCGTTGTATGTTGTAGGGAAATAAGTTCTAGCATAGTCAATTAAACTAGCTCTTAATTCACTAAAATCTTTATTAATATATGTTATATTTCTTCTTTTTATGGCCATTACGTAAATGCTAATTGTATTGTGTCTACTATACCAGTTTCTTTAATATTATATGTTAATTCTACTACTACTTGATTTTCATCAGGAATTGAATAAATATTCAAAGATGCTACTATCACATTAGGAAAATATGAACCTAACTGAAGCTGGATGTTTTCTTTTAACCCATCAAGATTATTAGTAGTAATTTGTTCAAAAATAAATTTTCTTAAATTACCACCAAATGTAGGATTTAAGTATCTTTCTGGTTGGTTTGTTAAGAAGAAATTAATTAAGTTATATTTAACTGATTCTTTTGTAGTATAAGTTGTTTTAAAAACAGCCGGAGCATTAAAAGGTAAACCTATACCAACACCAGTTCCTGGTTTGGTATCTATAGGAAATATTTTCTTTGCTCCAAATGCCATTATTTATTCATTAAAGCCATTATTTGATCTAATCCAACACTACCTTCAGGTAAAGAACCATTGATAGTATCTACATTTCCTGGGTTGAAGTTGCCAGCATATGCTGAGTCAGCAGGTTTTCCCATTTGCATTTCTCCTAAAATATTACCAAACATTGCTTGTCTTTCTGAGGGGGTAAGTTTTTTAGGTTGTTCAATATGCGGTTGAGCATAGGTTCCTTTTGATTCTGTTACGGTACCAAAACCAGTACCAACAGGAACCATTTTAGGGGCTTTAACAGCTTCCAATAGAATATCTTTTAATTCTTCTTGAATAGCTTCCTTTACGGCCTCTTTAATAATTTTTTTAAAATCTGATGGTTTCATTATTTATAAATATTAGGTTAATAAGCTTTTAAATTATCTCTGTCAATTATTAGTTTAAGTTCATTAATAAGGACTTGAGGAACAGTTGTAAATGATAGTTCAGTTTCAATTAATATAATACCTTGAGAATTTTTACCAACTGCTTTTCTACGAGTAACAGTATCTGTAAAAGGTACTTCTACAATTTCAATAATAAATCCTTGATAAGTCATCTCATTTAATGTTTGTGATGCTTTTGCTTGTGAAACAGATAATGTTTTTATCTCATTTGAAATAGGATCTAAAGTAGCATTAGGGTCACATTTTAATATATTAAAGTCTATACTTTCTAAAGCTTGAATAGCTTTTAAAACAAATATATTAATTATGGAAAGAGCTAAACTAGCAGCTGATACTATTGTTTTATATTTTTTAATTCTAGATTGCCATTCTGCATCTAAATTTAAATTTATTTTAGCTGTGTCTAAAGAAGCTAATACAGTAGGTAAAGCAGCAGCTAAAGCAGGATTAAGAGCAGCAGCTATTCTAGCTGCTATTTTAGAAGCATCAATGGAACTATTAGCTCCCTGTAAAATGGAAAGAGCAGCAGAAATACCGGTTAAAATCGTCGTAGTTGTATCTATGATTTTTCCTATTCTATTTAATGAAGATAATATATTATTTCTTTTATTTATTATTTCTTGTAAAGTAGAAGAGTTAGGACAAGTATTAGTGTTTTGATATTTTTCTATTAATTCTTTTTGTAATGAATCTAAAGCAGGTTGAATAATAACAGGAATTTGATCTCCTAAAACCATTAATAATTGAGGTAAAGCATCTGTTCCTTGGGCTTTTATATAGTCAGGAGTAGCATTGTTTAGTTGTTCTGCTGTTATGTCATTATATCCTGCCATTATTTAGTGTAGCTTGTATTAGATTTTATTTTAGGTAAAACATTTTGTTCAATAGCTGTTACTTGACCATTTAATACTTTAGCGGCTATATTTATTGTAACTACATCTTTTGCTGTAAAAACAGCATTAGTAAATATTTTAATACTAGTAATTAATTGTTGAAGTAAATCTTGAGTTATATTACCATATAATAAAGGCTCAGTAGCATCTTTATCTCCTAATAAAACTTTATCAGATTGAACAACAGTCAATGGTGTATCAATATTTACACTACTAATAGCATTTAAATTAACTGATTTGTTGGAAGTCAATAAAATATGATCATTAGTAGAATTAAATACTAATCTTCCTGAATTTAAAATTATTTGTTTTCCAGCATATTGATCAGGTGCTGTAGGAGCAGATCCTGAATTATAACTTGTATATGATGTATTAGCAGCGGCTAGTGGAATTTTTTGGGTACTAGTAAGATAAATAGAAGAATCATTATCATTAATATTTTCAATAACAGGTATCCACCCTTCTTCTCCTACTTGAGTTCCTTGACCATTTCTTAAAATGACAATAGGATCTCCACTTGAACCTGTAGTAGACCAATTATTTAATCCTATAGGCTCATTTGTTTTAGTTTTAATAGTAGAGCCTAATCTAATTGAGTTACCCCATCTGCCTTCTGTTATAATATCACCTTCAAAAGGTTTTAAGGGGTGAATATTAGAACGTTCAATAAATGTATTACCTAAATAAATTTCAGTTGATTGATCTGTTACTCGTCTAACATTTCCTAATTGAGTTTGTATATAATCTTTTTGTTGAGATTCAGGTAATATATTTGGGTTTGATGGAAAACCATTATGGTGAGGATGATTCCATAAAGAAACAATATTGATATAATAACTAAATACATTCCCTGTTATTTCACCAATTCTAGTATCAGGAAATGATAGAATATAAACTATTTCATTAACTAAAGGTAAACTTTTATTATTACCTAATAAAGGTTTTGCTACAGGAGGAGTATTAGGAGTATTAGGATTAATTACATCTTCATATTCAATAATTCCTATAGCATTATATCCACCTAATTCTATAAATCGTGGATGAGTTTCATCTAAAACAATACTTAATACACGAACAGCATTTATATCTCCACTTTTATTTAAAGAACGAAATGATCCAAAAGATTTATTTGATTCATTTATTCTCTGATTTGCTGAGGATTGTCCATTAATTGTTTCAATAGTCATTACTTTTCCCCCTGAGTTAATTCATTAACGGCAGCAAGTAATTGTTCTTTTTCTTCATCAGAAATGGTTAATGAACCATCAGTAGTAGTAGTTTGCATAGCGCGTTGAGCTAACGCTGCCATTTTTATTAGTAAATCATCATTTTTAACACTTATTTCCATGTATTCTTTAATTAAGGGAACTACTAAAGTAGCATCACCTATTTCAGAAATAAGAGGTTTTAATTCATTTATAAGAGCAGTAACTTGTTGATCTTTTTTCTTTTGGTTATTGTAGATTTCTTCCAAAATATGAGAGAATTTTTTCTTACCAAAGACAATGTTATCAAATTGTGACATAAGACAATAGTTATTTTATTATAAATATGAAAACTTAAAATTTTATGTATCCTTGCTCAAGATAAAACGAGTATCCCTTTTTAAATATATCGTGAAGTTTATTTGTGATTTTTGTTATTTTAGGGGTTTTAGCATCTACTATTTCTCTAATATAAATGTAAAGTGCTTTTTTATTAAAAATATCTAAACTTTCTCTTTTTCTAAATAATTCTAAAACCGCATCTGCTATTTGAGCATCTTCCTCTTTAGGAAATAATTCAAAAATATTTTCAGTGCAGTGTTTAGTATATTCGTCTATATAATAAGATAAACGTTCTATTGGTTGTGTATCTTCCATTTCATAAGAATGGTTTTCATCTTCATCTAATACATCTACATCAATAGTTTCAATTCTTTTCTTATAGTTTTTCTGGTTTGAAAGAATTAAATAACGTTTTGCAATTGTACCAAAATAAGAATATGCTTTAGCTCCTTTTTCTGGTTTGAATAAATGGATTTTACTTAATAAGAATGTGATTACCTCATGTTGTAAATCCTCGATATTATCTACTTCTGTATAATAAAATTTAAAAGTGTGGATAATATTTTCTGTTAATTTGAAGAAAGCGTAATGGATTTTTGAACGGTAGATTTCATTTTTTATTTCAAAATCATTACTACTGTTGTAAGCAATAATAGCATTTTCCGTTTCCTGGTTGAAGTATTGTACTCCTTTTTTCTTCTTTTTTACTACTTCTTCCATTATTTAGTGATATTTTTAATGATAAAGGCATTTAATGCTGTTTGGATAATTTTAATTTGTTCAAAGAAAAATCCTACTTCATCATCAGATTTAAAACTACCTTTAGCATCTACTTCCATCATTTTCTTTTCAGCCATTTCAATGGTGTCAGAAATTTTGTTTAAATAAGACATATATCCTACTAGGATATCTTCTTGTTTTTCATTCTTTTTTAAGAGGTTAAAGGTCGTAAATCCAAGAGTCACGACCAGTATTAAAAGAATAATAATTGTTAATATCATAAATTGTCTAAAATGTTTTTTAAACCTTCACTTTTCATGCTGCTTAATGCTTTTTGTTTAGCAACACCAGGTGCAGGATTCTTTTTATTTGTATCCAATGTAAATGATTTCTTTGCGGGTTCCACGTTACCTTGGAGTTTTGGTAACCATTCTCTTTCAAACTCAATTCGAGCAGCCATTAAATCCGCTTGATGTACAATAAAAGGTAATGAGGTACGTGGTTTTTGTTCTGGAAGATAAGTCATTAGGTATTTCTTATTTGCTTCATCATATAAACCATCGTGAGTTTGAATTGCAACCATTTCATTAAAGGTATATTGAACACCATGAGACTGAAGTAAAAATAAACCTCTATCTGGAACGGATGCAAATGGGACTTTAGTATTAAACATATAATCCTCACCTAATTTTTCACGTCTCCAATTGTCAGTCTGAGGGATATAAGAATCATTTTCTTCATCTCCCATTTTACCTAAATCATGGTTTAAAGCAGAAAATATTAATTCTTCTTTAGTAAATGTAGTTAAATCGGCTCCCATATTACCCCATAATTCATAAAGATGAAGAGAGCAAATAATTACTCTATTAACATGTTCAACATATCCTCCTGGGAATGCATTGTGGTATTCTTTCTTATGGGCAGCAGGCATCAACATAAGTCTATCCTGGTATTTGGTATAGAATTCTTTTAATTTTTCTTTACGTGGTTCAGAAATATGATCCTCAATAAAGCCCATAAGTCGAACCCAATTTTGTTGAATTTCTTTAGCTTCTAATTTCATAAGTATTAAAATTGAGTATTAACTTCTCCTGGTGATAGTGGTTCTTGTTGAACGAATGATTTAGCATCATTTATATTGTCCCTCATTTCTTGGATCATCTCGTCAACCATTGTCCAATTTCCCTGTCTTAGGGCCAATTGTAGTTTCTCGATTCCTCCTTCTACTCGTTCCAATCTTCTCATTATTATCTCTCTATTTTTCATAAAATATATTATTTGAGGAGAATATACGAAAAAGATCCTGAAAAACCAAATTAAAGCGAAATTGCTTTTATAATATTTAAGATCACAGAACATTTTTCATATTCTTCAGTGTCCTGAAAATGTAATAAAAGTCTGTTTAAATTCCCAACTATAGTTTGGTTTGCTAAAGAATCCAATGTTTCTTTATGTAGTGGAATATTTAAATCCACTTTATTTATATAATACCAGGCCCTTTCAAAAGCAAAAAATTCACCTGCTTTTTCCAAGTCTTTAGGGTTTAGGGAAGGATCTACTTCATTACAGAACATAATAAATTTCTTACTAAATACTTCATGATTAATCATTATTTTATTAAACATTACTATCCAGTAATAAGGATGTTCATACAAATCTATGATTTCTATGTCCTTAGTCTTAGACTCAGATCCAAATAAACCAAAAATTTTGTTAACATTCATGTCCATAAATATATGTTATAGACGTTTTTACACCATATATTAAAACTTTTAAATATAAAATCACCAAATCCCACGCAAAAAATATTGATTGCGTATATATACAAAGAAAGCCGGATATACCGGCTTTGACTTTGTAATTATTATATACTTTTATTTTACGTATTCGTAGAATTTTAATGTTTTTTCTTTTCTGTCATCTAAACCATGAGTACCACCATTAATTCTTTTAGTCAAAGCTAAAATAGCAGCATCATTAATACCTTGATCACAGATTGACCATAATTTGTTTTTGTCAAAGAAGAACATAGCTGATTCAAAAGCATAAGTTGTAGCAACTAAATCTGGGTTATCCATAATTTCTGGCTTGTTCAAGTATTCAGAAAAGGCTTTATAATTAGCTTTACCTGTTAATTGAAGGGCACCTCTACCTCTATACTTCCAACCATCACCTGATGCTTCAGGGCCATTACCCATTCTATCAGCATAAACACGGTTTGCAATCTTTTCAGGTTGACGAGCATAAGATTCTTCTAAAGTACCTGGGAAATATTTTCCAAAGATACCTTGTAAACCTTGAGCTGAGTAATTTAAATTTTCTGAAAATGCTTTAAAACCACCGGTTTCATGGGCTGTTTGTGCAAAAAAGTGAGCAGCTCTAACTGGAGTTAATTTGTAAAACTCCATAGCTTTTTTCATAGTACCCGGGCCGAAAGCGCCATCAGCACCAACTCCGATTTTTTCTTGTAAACTCTTTAAACTCATACCTTATTATTTTTCAGTTGTTTCGTTTGATTGTTTTTTACTCCAAATTTTATCTACTGATGATAATCCTAAGCAACCAAAAGCTAATAGAGCTACTGATTCTACTAAAATGTTAGAAGGAGCAACATGAGCTTCTGAGAATGAATTGTGGTACATAGTAACACAAAGTGCTAATGTACATAATAGGCCACATAGTCTTTTCATAGAGACTTTGCCTGTTTCGTCAAAAAATAATTGTTTCATGATTTGTTTATTATTATTAGTTTATTATAAATATTAAAATTGTTTTGAAGTTTCCTTTAAAGATTCTTGTAGCGCTTTTGAGAACGCTTTCTTATTTAAAGGAACCTCATTGTTTTCAACATCTAAAAACATAGCAAAAATGAAAGTTTTTCTTACACCTTTACCTTTATAATAACCAGAGGGTAAACGAACAGAAGTTTCTACTATATAGTCTTTTCTTAACCATTTAGTACCCATTATGTTTAAAATTGTTTGTGGAGAGTAAATACTATCTATATTTACTTGGATTGTAAAACCTAAAGAATCATCTAAAAAATATCCTTTATTTACTAAAATTTCTTCCATTTCTTCTTTAACACCAAATGTAACATCTCTGTTATCAATTTTTTGAATATGTTGTTTATTAACTGCTTGAACATTAACTTTTACAGATTCAGGACTTAAAAAAGATAAAAACGAAAATAGAATACTTAATATCATACTTATAAATATTAATTTCTATAACCTGTTCTTATTAAATAATAATTTGAATTTCCTTTATTTGCTATACCACTTAAAGTAATAGTTTGCACTCCTGGGTGTGTAGATTTTAGGTTTGAATTAGAAGTATTTATAGTACCCCATTCAGTAGGAGTAAAAATTCTATAGTTAGGTATCCCTGATTTCCAGGAACGGCCTATCATTTTCATATAAATTAAATAAATATCTGTTACATTTAAATTACCATTATTATTAACATCCATTCTATAATAATCTTTAGCGTTAAAAGATTGTTGTAAAACTTTTTGATTAAATGATTGAGCATCACTTACAACAGGGTTAGAAATAGTTAAAGTATTTATTCTTAATTCAAAATCATAAACATTAGCATCTCTAGTAGAAGATAAACTAAATTTCCCATTTGCATCTGTTACAAAATTACCTAATAAAGTATAAGTATTATCTGTTTTTAATTTACTATATAAATCAATAGGTACACTAGATATTCCTACTCCCTCAGAGTTGTAAATATATCCTGTGTAACTAAAAGGATCAGTAGCACCAGCAATTACTGTTTTAAAATCAAAAGTATTACCATAAGCATAACTACCACAAATTACAGGTGAACCTGAATATTGCATTATAAATCTCATATAAACAGTTCCGTTATAAACAGTAGTAGGTACTGTAAAAGTAGCAGTAACTGTTTTAGTACCTAACCAAGAATAATTTGAACTATGAACCAACTCTCCAGCATCTGTTAAAACACCATTACCATTAAAATCAATCCATAATTTAAAATATTCCATATAATTACCATTAGTTTGGGCAGTATAGGTAATAGAAATATTTTGAGCTGCTGTAATAGTAGGAACGGCATTTGAAGTATAATCATAATAACCTGCAGGACTACCACCTGAAGTATTAGAATATCCTGTACTACCATTATATGTTTTACCATTTATAGTTACACTAGAAACATATTCACAACAAAAATTTGTTGGGTTACTAGCACAAAGAGGAGATTGAGCATAAATTTTTACACTAAATAAAAACAATAATATAAATAATAGATATCTCATAATATAAGTTTAGCTCCTAAAAGTATTTGATAATTAATTACATTTTGACTAGCTATGTAAGTAGTACCTCCTGTTAAACCAAGACCAAACGTTTTAGTAAATTTATAATTGAAATTAAAAAACGGTACGATAATTGGTTTGGATTTGAACCAGTCCGCTGTATAATACTTTGTATACGGTGAGTATACACCAGCAGCAATTATTGTCGCATCTAAATTTTTTAATAATTTTCCCTTATACATAAAACCTGAAATGGCTAAAGTAGTAATAAGAGGTTCTTTAAATAATTTTCCGTATACACCTGCTCCACCATAAATAAGAGTTAACTTTTTTAAACTATTTACTCTAATGTACATTGAAACATTAGAACTAGATCCAGGCATAGTAGAAAATCCGCTTGAAACTAAATTAATATGTTTATTGCCTTTTGAATTAGTTCCAATCCAAGATCTTAAAAAGGTTACATTACCAATTTTAGCATTAACCATATAATCAGCAGAGATACCAATTGAGGAAGTTCCGTCTCCTTTTACACGAGTATAAGACATTGTACCTCTAGCATCTTGAGAACCGTCTTCTGTTTTTTGAAGACCTACAATATCACCTGTAAGTAGGATTGCTGGTTTTTGAGTTTCGGTTTTAGCTTTAGAGGTTGTTTTAGAAACATTATTTGATGTAGATTTTTGTTGATCTGTTTTTTGATCTTTAATTTCCTCATTTGTTGGTTGGTTATCTTTTTTAGTAGTACCTCCACCACCTCCACCTCCACTACCACCACTACTACCTCCACCACCACTATTAGAGCCATTTTTATTATCTACAGGCGGCTGAGACGTTGAATTTCCGTCTTGAGTTGGTTGATCACTACCTGATGAGCTTCCTCCTGAATTTGGAGTAGTTCCTCCAGTTCCATTGTCAGTGGATGAGCTTCCTGAATTTGATCCCTCTCCAGATACTTTAGTTTTTGGATTATCTGTAGAATTCTTTGATTGATCGGTTTTTGAATTTCCATTTCCTTCGTTTTTGTTGTCTAAGTTGGAACCTCTATCAACATTAGTTGTTAAATTAGTACCACTACTATTAAGTGAAGAAAAACTAGTTACTACGTTTAAGTTTAAGACTGTATTAACAATATTAGTTGTTAAGTTTGTTGTTGTTGTATTTGTTGTTGATACTAATATTCCCTGACAGGGTTTACTTGAGTACTGAGCATAAACAGTACTTATCCAGTTGTCAAAGGTTCCGTTTTGAATTTCGTTATAAGTGAATGCTTTTGTTTGTCCGTAATATGCTACTATAACAGGAGTAGACATATCATAAGTTATAAATTTTAAATTACGAGTACAAGGATCTGTATATGAATACATGTAGGACTGTCCGTTTAAAGACAATCCTAATAGTAAAAATAAGAGTAATATTTTAGTTTTTAAATACACCGGCTTTTATGAGGTTTTCAACAACCTTAGTAGTAGCGGTCTCTAATGATTTACGAGTTGCTTTACCTACGGTACTTTGAGAAAACTTCATGTCAATGTTTTTTAAGAAGGATTCACCTATTTTTTGTGATTCACCTTCTCCTGAGCCAATATAAATTTGGCCTGTTTTAGCGTCTACAAATCTTACTTGTAAACGTATAAATGTTGTTACAACTACTGTTGATTTGCCTTTTTCTACTGTTTCATCTTCATCAACAGCAAAATCCGCTACGGTAGCATAAACAAAGTATTGAGCTGCTTTAATTTTACCCTTACCATCAATTGGTTCTTCAAAAACACCTTTTTTAGATGCTTTAAATTGGGTTACCATTCTTTCTTTTATTTCTGATTTTTCTTCAGTAAATATAAAACGGTTTGTTTCATCTAAATAATCTAACACTGATTCAGCAAATCCTAAACCTACATTTTTTTCTTGTAAACTAGGATATAAAGCAAATACTTTAGTTAAATCAACATTAACTACTTGAACATTATATTTGATTGAATCTGTGTAATTAGATACAGTGAAAATGTCTTTCTTTTCAATAACATCTTTTTCAGTTGTGGTCTTCATAGAGCCACAACCGAAAAGTGTTAATAAAAATAAAAATGTAAAAATATTTTTTACCATGGGTCTTCTTCTTTAGCAGGTTCAGTTTTAGCTGGGGCTGCAGCTGGTTTTTCAACTACTTTTTCTTTAATAATAGTTGTAGTACCACCTTCTTGTTTTGTTTGTTGTTTGTTTTCTTGGTTTTGTTGAACGTTAATCACAACAGGAGCAGGAGCAGCTGTTTGTTCTGTTTTAACTTCTTCTTTTGGCTCTTCATGTCCGCCAAATACTTGAACACCTAACCATGTTCCGCCACCTGCAATTAAAGTTGTTAAAGTACCAATAACGGTCTTTTTCAAACCTGACCAAGTACCTTCGTTTGTTGTTTCTTCTGACATATTATTCGTTATTTGATATATTTGATGTATTTGATAATGTTGTTCCGTCTTCCTCGTCAACCTTTTGAACTAGCATTTTATCTCTGTCTTCTGAGTTGAACCAATAATCTACAACCTTATTTAAGTTACCTACGAAGGCACCTAATAATATTAATAACATTTCCTTCCAAGATTCTTGAATAGCAATTCCAAAGAATACTGCTGAGTTAATTCCAAGAATAATAAAGAAGAATAAAAATAGCACAATTAAAGTAATCTTCCAGCGATTAACTTGCATTTGTTGTAACATGTAGTAGAAACGATTTTTATCTTCTACTTTAACATACTCTGATTTGAATAGATTTTTCATTATTTGTTTATTAAAATTTTGTTTGTAGCAAATTTACCATTGTTAACTAATGAAGCATAATAGAAACCGTTTTCTAATGATGCATTTACTGTGTATACATATTGGCCTTTAGGCATATTTTGATTTAAAACTTGAGCAACTTTTCTACCAAACATGTCAAAGATAGCTAATTCAGTTTCACCTTCTTCTAATAAATTAAAAGCAATTCTCATAGTACCTGGATTTGGGTTAGGAGTAGCCAATAAACAGAATTCAGTTGATTTAACTGTTGGTTTATAAAACACTCTATCTACTTGAACAATACCCATTGTAGGAGTAATATTCATGTCTTTAGATACGTTATCACCCACGTATTTAGCGCCAGTCCATAATGCTGCTGTACCCCATTGATCTTGAGGTTTTTTAGCTATAAATTGTAAAGTAAATACTTGTTCGCCATCGTTAAATAAGCTAGAATTTGAAATATCAAATCCACCCCAAGAAATAACATTGTTAGTAGGATTCACAAATGAAATCCATTTCATTGCTTTTTCAGTATTTTCTATTTTTTTAAATTCAAGTAAAGAGGTATCGTATTTAATATCTAATTGTAAAGCACCTAATGATTTACCTTTAGTCAAAACTTTAACTGGTACATTAACTAAATTACCTTCTTCAACTTTAACTTTAGGTAAGTTAATTTCAATTGTTTCAACTATATTATCATATTGAACTGTATTGTCAATTATATATTTGTTAGCATTAGATGGGTTATTGATTTTAATTGGGATTAAACGAGCCATTTTAAAACCAGTTACGTTAGCATCACCTTTTACAGAAACGTATCTTAAAATTGAATCAGCACCTCCATTAATATAATGAGTGAAATTAGTTACACCTGAAATAGTTGAAGTATAGTTTGTATTAGATCCATTAATAGTAGCATATTCAGAAGGAGTAAAGAATAAAACATCTTTAACACCATTTACCCATGAAGTAAATCTACCACCAATTCTACCAAATACACCATAAGCGTCAGCAATTGTAATATTATTACTACCGTTTACATCCATTGTGTAATAATCAAATCCTGTTGGGCTGTATTGTCCTAAAACAGTTTGGTTAATCTTTTGAGCATCAGCAGTTGAAATTACATTACCAACAGTCATTGTATCACCTTTAACTGCAATACGAGTATCCCAATATGTTGTATCTAATATTTCTTCAAAATTAAATTTACCACTATTATCAGTAACATATGATTTTACTTGAACCCAAGTAGAACCTGTTTTTTCTTTCTTTTCTAAAGATAAAACTAAGTTTTTAGCACCTGTACCAGCTGTAGTTAAGAAAGTACCTTTGAATTTTAATTTTTGTTGGATGAATTTACCACCATAAGAGTAAACAGTTAATGTAGTATCGTTACCATAGTTAGTAGCAGCTAAATTATTAAATGTAGTTGTACCTGTAATTTTCATGGTTTTGATACTATCTAAAGCATTCCAAGTAGCGGCTGAAGCGTGTGTTAAAGTAATTTCAACAGCAGCACCATCCGAATATGAGAAAGTTGAGTTAGTGCCTGTATAGACCATAGTAACTGTAATATTGCCTTCGGTAGTATTAGTTACATATTGCATATACTGATCTGTAGAACTATATTTTAAAGCAACAGTAGGAGCAGCACCATTGAAAGCGTCTTTATCGTACCATACACGAAATTGCATACCTGTGATTTTAGCACTAGTATTATTTCTGTAGTAAAGATTTGCTTTAGTAACACCAATGTTTGAAGGAGCTACTGTGTAGTTTGTGTCTACGATTACCCATCTTCCTGTACCAGGAGCTGGTGGGGTTGTTTGACCAAAAGTAATAGTTGCAAGTAAGAATGCAAGAATTAAGAATAGTTGTTTCATTTTGAGTTGTTTATTATTTGTTGTTTAGTATGTTGTATTAGCCAATCTTCCACATTAGATAACTTGTTGATTAACCCTAATTCATAATAATAACAAAAATATTCTTCTTGATTCGGTGTGAGGATAATTTCCCTTTTTCTAAGGTAAAGGTGAAAACTTTCGTGTACTAGTACTGCTGCTAAATTATTAATTGAATTTAATTTAACATCTTTAACTGCCACGTATATTACACCTGTACTATCCGTTAACTCACAAGAAGAAAACTCGCTTACCCAAAAACTTATTGAACTACAAACACTATCAAGTAACTGGTACTTAGGTAGATCTGTTTGCTTAATTAATTGTATTGCTGAATCTATTTTTAAATCCCATCCATCTCCTGCTTTATCTATTTTAATTTGACTAAAAAGTGATAAAGGGTAGATAATTAGAAACAAACAGACTAACCGCATTACATTTATAAATATTGCAAAAAGAAAAAGAATGCTTTTAGTTACCCCCCAAGGATTCGAACCTCGATTCAGTGGACCAAAACCACTTGTCCTGCCTTTAGACGAGAGGGCAATTTATGTAGCCCCTACGGGAATCGAACCCGTCTTTCTAGGATGAAAACCTAACGTCCTAACCGATAGACGAAAGGGCCATTTTGGCGGAAAGTCAGGGATTCGAACCCCGGTTAGCTTTCACTAAAACAGTTTTCAAGACTGCCGCATTCAACCGCTCTGCCAACTTTCCGTTTTTGCTTCTCCGTTCACTCCGCTCTGTGAGACTACAGTGACTGGTTGTTTATACTAATAGATCTACCAGAGAAGCTTGCCTCAATCTATTAATATCCGGGAGCCACCTGTAGGACTTGAACCCACAACCTACTGAGTACAAATCAGTAGCTCTACCAATTGAGCTAAGGTGGCTTAAACTTTCTTGCTAAACTCCGAGCTTACGTTCTCGAAGAACCTGGGAAAGGTAGTTTTTATTTTTAATGTCTTTAAGAACTTATTTGTACTATTGGCCGGAATCGAACCGGCATGATCGTTTAGGATCATTGGATTTTAAGTCCAACGCGTCTACCTGTTCCGCCACAATAGCCTATTTTATATAGAAACATCCCACTCATCTGCTCCTACTTGTAAACATTCAAGTAATGAAGCATTTGGAAATTGTTCCTTATGTTTAAAAGCAGAATAAACTACTTCTAATTGTAACTCAAAACTATCAGCTATTGATAAAATTCTATCACACTCATAGTTAATATTGGCTTCTTGTTCAGCTTTCATGATATAAATATATAAAAAGATATTTGAAATTCCAAATTATTCAAAAATTACTTTCATTTCTTTTTCTCTCAATTCACTTTTACCTGCATCACTATTAAATAAAACATTTATAAAAATAGAGGCAGTATCACCAATCATTGATTTATCTAAGAAAAAGTTTTGTGTTGGAATATAATTATACTTAGAATAACTACCTAATAATGTAGGAGAATAAGCACAAGTTAAACACATGTATTTAGTTATCTGGTAGCCTGCTAAATTATAAAAACTAGTCATTTTACTTAATTGAGTAATAGAATATGATGTATCACCAATTGGTACAGGTGTATTTAATCCTTTATCTGAATACCAACCTAAGTAACTGTACATTGGTGTTTTAAATTTTAAAGTATCAAACACAATCCAATAATCAGAATCATATCTTGTTTCAATTAAAGGAACATTATTTATAACATAATGAGGATTTAATTCAGCTACCTCGCCTCTAATTGTAAAATAATGTAATCCAATGTATTTAACGCGCCAATAACCATCAGCATGTAATTTAGCGCCCGGACTTGAGAATGTGTCAATATAAAACGTAGACTTACATTCTCCGTCTAAACACGGATATGGGTAAACGTTTTCTTTTTGACAGCTTATTATTACGAGAACGCTTAGTATTAGAGGAATTAGTTTTTTCATTTTTTGTTGTGTTTAATTTTGAATCTATTTTAGAAAAGATAAGATCTTCCTTCTCACAACCTGCAAGAAGGAAGCTTATCAAAATTATCTTAGTTGGCGTATTGTAAAGCCAAGTCATATAATTTTTCATTCAATACTAAATCTTGTTTAAAGTTCTTAATCTTACGAGCTTTACGGTTTTTAGTACCATAAGTATAATTAAACATTCCGTTAACTAATTTTTCTTGAATCACATTATAAACTGACCACAAATCTGATCCTTGGTCTTGTGGGCGAGTTGGTGTTAATAATTTATCTAAATCAACATCAATGATTTCTAATTCTTCTTTTGTGAAACGAGTTTCAAGAGCTTTTTTAGCAAAATCAAGAGCTTGTTCTTGACCTAACTGAACTGCTTTGAATTTATTTAATGATTCAACAGTCAAAGGTAATTTTTCAACCATTGCTTTAATTGTGTTTTGTAATTCTTCAAATGAATAACCATAGTGTCTAAGTTTCATGTTTTCGAATTCTTGAGAAGAAACAACTAAACCATTTTCACAAACCAATCTAAACAAACCAGCAGTGAAAGTAAAGGCATTTTTACCATCATGACTATTAGTTAATAGAATTTGAGGAAAAACATCATCACCATCACCAGAGGTAATTTGAATTTCGTTGTTACGGAACACAACTAAGTGTTTTTGAAAACCAACAGTGTCTTTTTTACGAGCTTTAACTTCTTTAGCATCAACAACGTTCCAACCTAATACTGACATATCGTCGATGATTTTTTCTGTTGAAATGTGAGCGTACTTTTCACTAGTGGTTGGAGCGCCTTCGGCAGTAAAGATTGAAGGTGCTTGATTACGAATTTGTTCTTTTGAAATGAAATTTTGATTAATGTCTAACATAACTTTTATTTATTTAATTTTTTTATTATGCCGGGAATGTACGAAAGGAATCCTGCACAGCCAAATTTCCTGCACAGGAAATGTTATTTAGAATTATTATAGATAAAAAAAGCGCCTTTCGGCGCTCTTAACTAATAATAAAAACTAAATCAATGTTTAGAATTCAAAAGTGAATTCAACTGCTTTGTCAGTGTTTTTCATTCTACGTCTAGAAATGTTGTACATTTCATTAGCAAGGTCTTGTGGAACATTACGTCTACCATTAACTACATTGCTAACATGTGATACAGAATAACCAGTAGCTTCAGCTAAACGGGTTACATCGCCTTTACGTTGTCTTGCAGAAAAAAAGGCTTGTTTTGCGGTACGATTTAATTTACGTCTCATAACTTTTTATTTATTTTTTAATTTTTATATTGTCAATGTATGAAGGGAATTTTGCATAGCCAAGCTAAGTTTAAATTTTTTGCGAGCAAGTTGTGCTTGTACTACCATTATCTATAAATCCGTATATACTATCCCAAATATCCATAATCTTTACCGATTTCCTCAATTATTTGAATAGCTTTAGGAACACTTATTTTAAAAAACTCACGGTCACCTCTAGTACGTAAAGAATCTAACTTTAGGTGAACGGCTTGTTCCAAATCCCAAGGCCTTAAACAATGGAAATCCCAATTAACGGCCCAATCATCAACCACACCCGAACCATTAACACCTTTTAAACGGCGTTCGGAAGTAGAAGTAGTCATACCAATTTTAACCAAATCGGGATAAGCATCATTGGTTAAAATATACACATAACCTCCTTCCTTATTGTTAGGTGAATTAAAATCTGTTGGAGAACCAATATAACGAAAATACATAACATAATCCCAGCCGTCACTGGAGGCAACACGAGTGAAATGAGTAATACGGTTCATATTGCTTTCTCCAAGACCGTTTGTTTTGGGAACAACCTGGGTATATTGTGTGTTATTTAAAACTTGATCGGGTGGTAGATAAATCATGGTTTATGAATTGGGGTCTTCTTGATCGTCGGACGAGCGTTGGGGGCCTTTCTTTTTATAGGAGATAATCTCTTGTTCCAATAACGCCTTGTAAATGATGTCGGCTAATTCTTGTTCTTCGGGTGTTGGTTCAAAAACGTGCCCTAAATTAATTAACTGTTGTTGTACCTCGTTTAAATCGTTTTCAACGGATGAACCCCAAAACCTACGATCAAAAATATACATTGGTCCATATAATTCAACAGCAATGTCTGTGATTATATCTCTTTTTTCTAATAGTTCTTCTAATACTGTCATGTTATTAAATAATTACTGATGTTATTATTGCTTATCGATTACTGTTAATGATGATGTTTTTACTATAAAACGAGATTTATCGTTTTGGATAGCACACGTGCTTTCGTCTTCTCGGTACCAAACTAATGTCCAAATTCCTGGATGTGTTAGGCATATTACTTTATCTCCTTCTTTCATGATGTCGTGAATATACGTATATCCCTCCGCATAGCCAAATCTTTTTTAAGAAGAAGAGGATCGGATCCTGTGGTTTTTAAAAAATTTGGCCTATATGGAACTTGCGGTGCATTGTGGGGGTATATATAGGATATTTGTATATACGCGTCGAGGATGTATAGTTATATTCGATATCTAAATTAATCACATTCTTCTCTATATGGTATACACCCCCGTATGGACCCCAACGCGCGTGGGTACCACCAACTATATTATACTATACCGCGTGCGTACGTACGGCAAACTTATTTGATACGTCCACATTCAAGGGTCGAAAGTTGGAGGCACTCCATTCGGAATGCCCCAACCCATAATAATAATAAACGGCTACAAAGATCGTTCTATACTATTAACAACTATATAAATCTGGTTTTATTTGTCTTGCTGCTTCATTTCTCTATATGCTATGGCTACTATTGCACCCAACATTAAAATTATTACAGCAAACTCTATTATTAAATCAAACATTGTTTATCCGAGTAATGTTTTTAAATCAACTAAAACTATTATTGCACTCAAAACTGTTAAAGTAAAAGCACCGGCTAAAAGTAATTTGATTTTGTCTGTTTTGTTTAAATTTTTCATTTTCGTTTTTATTATTATGATGTGAATGTACGGAGAGGCTTTCGCCTCTCCAAACAAATTATTTACTTAAACTTTCAACTAAATCATTTAAATATTTTTCCATAACTTCAAAATCACGTTTTGTTTTATCTGAAGCAAATTGATCTAAAATAATTAAATCATGTCTGCCTTTGTGATAATCAATTGCATCGTAAACATCTTTACTGTTTACTAAATCAACTATAGTAACAGTGCCGTCGCCTTCTGTTTCATCAATAATATAATCACTGTGATTTGATTGAATGTAGTTTAAAAACTCTCTGTTAATTGCTCTTCTGATTTCTGTTTTGTTCATATTCGTTCTTATTATTATGATGTGAATATACGAAATGGCTCTCGGGAAGCCAACAGGGTTATTCTGTTATTTCAATTTCTTCAATTCTACAAATGGTAACATAAGTCCACCCATGTGCGGTCCAATCCTTATATTTACCATCCCCAAACCAATCAGATTCAATTAATTTATCTCCATACAATGGTGTTTCAGCAACTATTTTTTGGGCATGTTCTAATGCTTTTTCTTTGCTTAAATAAGTGGCTTTCAGTTCATATTCCTGGAACCCATGTTTGTTTTCATCGCCTTTATGTACTTGATATGCTTTCATAACCTTTTTTTTATTATACCTAAAGATACGAACTTACTTTCGATTAAGCAACTTTTGACATAAAAAAAGTTGTAAAATTAACCTCAATATCATTGAAGGAATCCTTAACCTTACCGTCCCTAACGGATACTTCAATCTCATCCAAATACACCGTGTGTGTTGACATTAAAAACATTTCAATAAATTGACCTTTTATAAAATCAATTAACTCCTGGCCTATCATTCCTGTAACCTCAATCGGTTCAAACGAGTTATTAAAGTAGTGGTTCATAAACATGAAGTACTGCTTTTTCATAATGTAATCGTAGTTGCTCATAACCTTTATTTTTAAGATTTAAATGTACGAACTTACTTTTGCTCAGCCAACCCTTCTAAGTGGCTGATTGTTGCTTTTATTGTTCCAATATAGTAACCAGACTCATAGGCATAACTAATTTCTTTACCATATTTAGACCCCTCATCCAATGCCTTCTTTAATGTGTTAACCAACGCATTTAATTCGTACTCAGTCAATTCAATTTTTTTCATATCCATTATTATTATGGGGTGAATGTACGAAATTATCTTTTAAGACCCAACCCTTTATCCACACCATCCCACAATTTTCTAGCCATTAGGTAATCCACCTCAGCCATTATATCTGATTCATACTCTCGGGTCATTACCTCAATTGGGTAACCCTCAGGTAACTCATCTAAATTATCTAATTGCCAATCCAGGAATTGTTCTATTTCGAAGTAACCCCAATCATCTGAAATACCCATTAAACATTGGGCTGCGTCTCTAAGTTGTTCTTGTAATGTCATAACCTTTATTATGTGGTGAATGTACGAAATTTATTTTAGGCTTCCACGGATTGAAACACAACATCCAAATGCATGGTATTTAAACTCAACATCAAATACTCATCTTGTTCAGCCTCATTTAATGAGTCAGCTATTTCCATCATATCGGCCCATGTACTAGGTCCCATCATCCCATAAACATCTATTTCACGGTTGGCTCTTAATTGCAAATTCAATAATCTGTGTACTTTTTCTCTGTTAATTGTATTCATGTTATTATTTATTATTATGGTGTGAATATACGAAATGGCCCTCGAGGGGCCAAATCTGTTTTTTAATGGAATATAACTGCTATATAATAACAAGTAATTCCTACAATCGCTATACTGAGTACACCCAGTACTAATTCGATTAAGTCTTTTTTAGTTTCTTTGTTCATATTACAATAATTGAGATACTAACCAAGCAAATAAACCACTCAATACTACAAACGCTGTACTGTATACTAAGTTTGTAAATGCTGCTTCACGTCTAATTTGACGTTTTGATGTTTCGTAATTAAAATTGTTTTGTTGTTTCATTTTCGTTCTTATTATTATGTTGTGAATGTACGAAATTTATTTTAATCTTCAAACTTTTCAAACTCACCTATTTCTTTTAATTCATCAATGATAGACTCTAAAGTATAAGATAAATCTTCTAAGTCAAAATTATCAGCTTTTGTAATGTTGCTTTCAGCAATTTGTTTTGCTGCTTCTAAATGTTTAATTAATTCTTTCATGTTATTTATTATTATTATGATGTGAATGTACGAAATTAATCTAATATCTCCAACAATTCTTCTTTAGCTTCTTGAGTAACTGTTCTATTTTTACCTCCAATATGAAACTCAATTACTTCATCTAAATCAAGTACTCTATATTCTTTCCAATCGTAAATAGTAAATATGTCACCGTTTTCAGTTTCACATATCCAATCAAAATTTACTTTATCTTCACCTGTATTACCAATGATTTGAGCTTCACCTAAAGCTTTAGTTAATTTATTCACTGTAGTTTTAATAACTGTATCGTGAAATGAGGTTCCGTTTGCTTCTACTCTGTTTGTTAATTTAGCCATGTTTTTATTATTTTTTATTATGATGTGAATATACGAAATTTACTCTGAATCTCCAACTGAGTTTTCAATATACAAAATAAAGTCTTCCATTAGTTCTTCTCTAGTTTTATAACCTATACCATGACCAAAATCAATATTACCATCTTCATCAGTATTTTCTCCAATACCATGTAAGTATTCAGTAACCAATTCATCTAATAGATTTTCTACTTCTTCAAATTTTAAATTTTTCATATTAGTCTTGTTTTTCAGATTTTTCTATTTCAGTAAATACAGCATGTAATATCATATGATAACCTTCAAATACTTTATCAATCAAATAGATTTCATGATGATAATTTTCAATAAGATCTTGTAGTTCATCTGAGAATTTTTTTAATTCTTGTGGGTGGTTTTGTTCAAATTCGCTTTTCATTTTTATTATTATTATGATGTGAATGTACGAAGAGGCTTTCGCCTCTCCAAATGAATTTTTTATTTTTAACCTACTAAAACTTCCATTAAACAATCACAAATCCAAACGTTTTCATAACTTTCTTTAGCTTTACGTTCAACACATAATGCTCTTGAATAATCATTGGTAGAGTAAATATCAAAAATTTCTTTACCTAATGATGCTTTAACTATATATCTCATAACCTTTATTATTATGATGTGAATGTACGGAGAGGCTTTCGCCTCTCCAAATAAATTTTTTAATATTCTATATTTATTTTCTTTAAAAGTTCATTAATTAATTCTTCAATATTAATATCATTTTTAATATTATTTAATACTAATTCATTATTAATTTTAATCTTTAAATTATCATCATATTTTAAATTTCTATTTTTATTAAAACAATAACCATCATAAATTAAACCTCTACTATTACTACTCTCCCAATTTAAACATTTATTTACATCATTTAAATCATCCATATAAATTCTAAAATTATCATCTTCACATCTATTTTTAAATTCTTCTAATTTTTCTTTATATTCTTTCTCTAAATTTAAATATTTCTCTATAATTTCTTTTTTAATTATTTTAAATTCTTTAATTTCATTTTTATATTTTTCTCTATAATTATCTTTTATTTCTTTATCTTTTCTTTCAATAATTACATCAACTAAAACTTCAATTTCCTTTTTACTTAATTTTTTCATATTATTATTTATTATTATTATGAGGTGAATATACGAAATTATTTCTGGATTTCCAAATGAATTTTTTAATAATAATCTTCTTCATCTAAATACTCATAACTTATTAATAACATACCATCTTTTACTTCTATATTATACCATATATTATCATCATCTTCTTCTACTAAACAAACACCATCACCTACAAATTCAAATAAACTATCAGGATCAATATCT